AACTGCATCTAGAACTTTAGGAAAAATACCACTTGGACTTGGAGCAGCTGCAACATTAGCAAATAGAATAACAATAAATCCTAACGTTAGAAAGCTATTTAATGGAGTTGCTGTTCGTGAATTTGCGTTCACATTTAAATTTATTGCTACTTCACCTGGTGAAGCAGAAACTGTACAAAAAATAATTAAATTATTTAGAAAAGAATTATATCCTAAAGCATTTAGAGTTTCAGTCGGTGGAGCAGCTTCAGTAGCTTTAGGCTATAACTTTCCAAATGCATTTAAAATTAAATTTCAATTTAAAGGTAGTGAAAATCACAATATTCCTAAAATACTTCCATGTTATTTAAGAACAGCAGGTCATACTATAAATGGTACAGGCGGTTCTTTTAGAAATGATGGTAAACCTAATGAAATAGACTTAACACTGTCTTTTGTAGAGCACAGAGCTCTAGATCAAAAAGACATAGAAGAGGGATTCTAATGCTTTATTTTGAAGAATTTGAAAAAGTCACATATAACTTTGGTGACGAAGTCGATCCAGTTATTTTTCAAAACATATCAATGTATGCTGATGTAGTTGATACTATTAAGAATAGCATATCTTTTTTAAATGTTCACACAATACAAGAAGGGTTTAGACCAGATCAAGTTTCATTACAAATATATGGAACTCCTCTTTATTATTGGACATTTTATCTATTAAACGATGATATAAGAGAACAAGGTTGGCCATTGCCTAGACACGAATTAGAAGAATACGTACATAAAATATTTCCTAATACTACTATTACAACACGTGACGCAAATTTACCTATTAAATTTAAAGTCGGTCAAACAGTAACTGGTGGTACTTCTAGTGCTTCTGGAAAAATAATAAAAAGAAATATTGATCTAGGACAAATTATAGTTGAAGGAGATATCTCTTTTTCTATTGGTGGAGAACTTTTAACATCTACTAATTCATTAGGTGTATCTGAAACTTTAAGATCTGTTTCTACTTCAAAAGAATATCAAGCAGCGTCTCATTACATTAATGGTTCTTCAGCAATTGTTGATATTGATCCAGTAGTTGGCCCAGGTGCACTACTTACTGAACAAACGAACGAAAACGTATATTTTAATGTAAATGATAGTTTAAGGCAAATAAAAATTATTAAACCTAGTCAAATTATTAATTTAGTTTCTAGTTTTAAACAAGCAATAAGAGATTAATATGAGCGTTAGTACAAGTTTAGCTGAAGGATCTTCAGAATATATATTGTCTGAAGCATTAATATCGTCGGATCGTATGTCTACACCAGTTGGCATAGCTGCGTTAATTAGTGAATTTATAATATATGAACATATTGAAAAACCGTATTTAACTATGAAAATGTCTTTTGTGGATCAAGTTAATTTAGTTCAGCTTATAGACTTTCAAGGCGGTGAAAAAATATCAATAACACTTAAACAAACTGAAGAAATAGAATCTGGAAAAGAAATTAAAAAAGATTTTGTTATTGATAAAATACAATCATCTATAAAAGTTGAAGAAAGAAATGAATTAGTTACTATACATTGTACTGAATATCATATGTTTGAGTCTAGTGCTCAAAATATAAATAGATCATATTCTGGAGCTCCATCTAACATTATAAAAAACTTAATTACTAATCATTTATCTAAAAATATTGTTATAGATGGAAATGATGCAGTTAGCAATATGAAAGTTATTATACCAAATTTAGATCCTATTACTGCAGCACAATGGATAAAAAATAAAGTAACAACTTTTTCAGGATCACCTTTCTTTTTATTTTCACCTCTTGGTGTAGATAACTTAGTATTACGAGACTTTGAAAAAATGATGGAACAACCTGTTTCTAATATTACACAACCTTTTGTATATTCTAGTAGTATGAGTAATGACGAAGGACTTAACAAATTTTATACAATTTTAGAATACAAATATGAATCTGCAGAAAATTTAATAAGATTATTAAGAAAAGGATTAGTAGGAGCTTCTTATAATTTCTATGATGTACATAGAGGAGTAGGAGACACCAAACATTTTGATGTTGATAATGTATTTCAAAATTTAATTGCACAAAATTTATTAGGAGGAAGCAATACTAAATATTCATATGCTCCGGATTATAAAATTAAAGATAAAAAATTATCTAATTATGACTCAAAGGTAATTACAAAAATATCTTCTACTGGAGCATATAGAGGCAATAACGACGCAATTTTTAGAAGTTATAGTGATGAGACACTAGGTGGAGATCATATAAAACATGTTAATAGTAAAGCAATTAAAGGATTTTTGTCTAAAGCACCATTATTAATAAAAGTAAAAGGTAGAGAATTTTTAACAGGTGATAATAATCACACATTAGGAAAAACAATAAGAGTAATTTTTTTAGATACTGACAATAGTGATGCTCAAGCAGGACCATCTAAAGATTTAAAAAAATCTGGTGATTATTTAATTATAGGAGCAAACCATATGTTTACTAATGATACAATAGTAAGTGAATTGATTTTAGGAAAAGTTGCATCTCTAGGTAAGGAGATAGCAATTTAATGACATTTGCAAATACCCCAGAAGATGAGTATTATGGAGATTCTCTAAGATGGTTTATTGGAACTGTCGTAGATATTAATGATCCAATGAAATTAGATAGAGTAAAAGTTAGAGTGTATGGTATTCATACATCAGATACTGTAAGTATACCAACCGATGATTTACCATGGGCTTTAGTAAATATACCTGTTACTGAAGGTGGCAGTTCTGGAATAGGAGCTAACTCTCAAATTAAAAATAGAGCTCAAGTATTTGGTGTATTTTTAGATGGTAAAGATTCGCAATGTCCATTAGTATTAGGTTCTATTCCTAAAGTTGAAACTAAAAGAACTGATGTTAAACAACAAGCTAGTCAAGTTAACGAATATGATCCAACAATTGCAGCTGAACCTAAAAGACCGCAAATATCAGGCCAAGTTAATAATCAAAAAACACAAAAGAAAGAACCTGGAAATTTATTTGGTAACACTAATAATGAAAAAGCTTACAATTTCTTTTTATCAGTAGAAGGTGGTTCGTTCACACCCCAACAGGCAGCTGGAATAATTGGAAATTTAGTTATTGAATCAGGTGATAGAAAAGGTGATATACGCCCAACTGTTGTGTCAGGTGTTAAGAACGAAGGTAGCTTTGGAATAGCACAATGGAATCCTAGTAAAGCAGCTGGTTTTAGATTGCAAGAATTAAAAAGATGGAGTAACAGTGCTGGATTAGATTATAGATCTTTATATGCGCAATTAAAATTTATAGTGTACGAGTTAGGTAAATATTCATATTTAGGTTTATCTAAACTTAGAAAAGCAGAAACCATTGAAGAAGCTTCTACAGCATTTGAAACTAAATACGAAAGACCTGCAAAAGGTTCGTCACTAAAAAGAATTAATGTTGCACGAGAAATTAATAGAAAACTTGGAGTTGGAGCTGCATAATGGCGAATGAAGATTTTATAAAAATGGCAGCTGGGGATGCGCCTAGTGGAAAAAATAATAATAGTACTTTTAATGGAAGAGTTTTAACTATTGGTGCTGATACAATTATATCAAATATACTTGAAGTAAGAGTTGCAGCAAGTCAAAGTCAATCCTTGGCTTGGGACAAAACCATAAATCCAGGGAGCCCATTAAACAGTACGCAATATACATTTAATGGTAGCACTATACAATTTATAAGATTTTACTCAAAAATACAAGTTAAATTTGAAAAAGAAATATCACAGGCTCAATTTGAAGCTGCTGCTTCTCCGGAAATGATTGCATTTCAACAAAAAATGCTTAGTCAATTTCAAAGTCCAATGAAAGCTACTGCAGAAAAATCTATAATTCAAAATCAAACAGGAAACAGCTCGCCGTTTAATTCAATAGGTGCGACATTTGGTGGATTTAAAGGACTAGTAGGAGGAGCTAAACCAACTAAAGATTTTATAAGTAGACCTAGGATAGCACAATTGTTACCAGGTGCTGTTGATGGATCTGCAGACAAAACTTCTACTAAAACTACAGAGTTGACAACATTATTTAAAAAGACAGGTTTAACATCTACAGGCAATTTAAATAAAACTGTATTTACTCAAGGTAGTGTAAATTCTATTATAGACGCTATGAAAACACACACCACTGCACCATCTACAACTATTGAAACAAATGCTAGAGCTGTCTTACCAGCATCAGTGTCAGTTAAAGTAATTGAACAAGCGACTGCAGCAATTACTGATAAAAACAATAATATAACTTTAGAAAGTAAAGTATCAAAAGATGTGAAAACAGAAACTAAAGCACAAATGAAAGAAGTTAGACAAGCTGGAATAGGATTGGATCCTACTGGAATCTTAGGCGGCGCTGGTAGATCAGGAACTAATATACTTGCTAATCTTACCGCAAAAGTTAAAGGTATTACAGGAGGTGGGTTAGACAAACTTGGATTAGGAAATATTAAAAATAAATTGCCAGGTTTACCAGATGGAGTTATTCCTCCTGCAGGAGTTGAAGTTCCTAACTTAATTGAAGGATTTGATCCATTAACAGGAAAACAAAGTTTTAATACTAATGTTAGTAAACTTATACAAAAAGGAAAACTGACTCCGAATATGTCTCCTGCAAATGTAGCGAATTCGTCAGGTTCTAAATCCGATTGGACTGGATATAGTACACCTAACACTTATAAATTTGAGATAATTCAATCAGTAGAGCAATTAGAAGATGAGTTAGAAAATAGTAGTAGATTTAAAAGTAATAATAATGCAGTAGTTGCTATTATTGTTGGTTGGTCTGATAAAATGACTGGCCCTCCAGAAAAAGTCAATGCACAAACTATTCACGCTGTAAGTAAAGCTAGTGATGAACAATTGCTTATAAAATCTAAAGGAGATTTACAAAAAGCTATAAATGAAATAAAGAAAAACCCAAAATTATATGGAATTCAATCTCATTTTGTAATATTAACAGATGGGCGAATACAAAAAGGAAGGCCTATAGACGAAGTGCGAAATCCAGATACATCAGCATTTGATCTTACAGGCGTACAAGTTACATTAGTTGCAAATAACGAACAACCAGCTAGTCCTGTACAAATGGCATCATTAAATAAATTAATATCTAAAATATATCAAACTTTACCAGGAGTTAACGTATTCGGCGATAACGATTTGGATGATACTAAATCTGGTCCAGGTTTTGATATGAGTGCTATCCGTGACAAGTATGGAAAAACAAACACTATTGAAAATCCTGAAGATGGCGGCAATGGGCCAACTAGAAAAGAAATAGCATATATAAAACCAAAGGAAGTTGCAAAAGGTAATACAACAATATTTAATGCTAAAAACAAATTTTCATTTTCAAAATTACAAGATAAATTTGAAAATATAGATCCAGAAACTGGAAATGAATTACCAGCAGATCATGCTAAAGATGCTGCGGCAGTAAAAACTGCGATGAATGATGTTTTAAGTGGAAAATTAGATATAAACAGTGGAATAGCTAAAGCTGTAAATGATCCTAAAAATTCTTTAGCTAAGCAACAAGGCGATAGCATTGTGAAAAAACTTATTCCTGGTGTTGATAAGAATAAATCATTTGTAGATACGATATCTAAAAAATTAGATATTAAAAACTTAGCTAGTATATTTGGAAGGAAATAATATATGTCTATGGAATCTGAAAATTTCACAATACCAGCTGGAAAAGCTGCTTCATTAAAAGATAAAAAAGATGGATTTGAAGATCCTGGAGGAGCGTATCCACGTGTAGAATATCAAGAACAATCATCAGTTAATGAAATTGCAAGAGGATTTAAACGTGTAAATGTCGAGCTTGGCGGAAGTGTAAAAGATATTGATTTGGAATTAAGTGATGAAAGTACTTCACAATATCCTAATTCACAAGTTAAGGAAACAGCATCAGGCCATATAGTAGAATACGATGACACTCCTGGATCTGAACGAGTAATGATTAGACACACATCTGGATCTGGTGTAGAGATGCGAGCAGATGGCACAGTGATATATGCATCAACTAAAAATACTTTAAGAGTAACTGCTAACGACGAAAAGGTTGTAGTTGATGGAGACGGTGAACTACAATATAATGGAAATTTAAAACTAAAAGTTGCAGGTGATTTTGACTTAGAAGTTGGTGGAGATTTTAATGTTAATGTTAAAGGCGATATGGAACAAAACATTACTAGAGGATTAATACAAGATATCGCTGGAAGTCATGAAGTGCAAATCATAGGTGATAAATCAGAAACAGTTGGAGGCAGTTATACATCATTAATACATGGTGATAAAAATAATATTATTAAAGGTTCATTTGCTGAAAATATACAAGTAGATCATAACTATGCTGCTGGTGGTACACTCATAATGACTGCTGAAAAAGAAGTAACTCTTTCAACTAAAAGTGCAAATATTATAGCTTCTTCACTTGCAGTATTAGGAGATAGTGGAACTATAGGTGGTGAAGATATGGTTTATTATGGTTTTGCTGCTCATATACCTCGAGTAAATTCTACTTCAGTCCATGCTACAACAATGCATGCTACAACTTTTCATGGCACTTTAGAAGGTAATGCTAAAACAGCAACACAAGCTGGAAAAGCAGGAACAGCAGGATCGCTTGGTGCTAGTGGCGCCGCAGGAACACATACATTAAGTAACGTAGCAGGTACTAATAAAGTAACTGTAACACCAACTACAGAAGTGTTAAATGATGCATTAGAAAAATCAGGTGTAGCTATTAAGAGAGTTCACATCGATGAATTCAGTGAATTGTATAATCGATTAGATAGAACTGTTCATTATGGCGGAGTTTCAAAAGTTGATCTTAATACACGCCAAGCTAGATCTAAATTAAGAGATCCTAATAATATTAATAATGAAAAATTTATTTCAGCATTAATTGCAGATGGTACAGTGTCTCCTAATATTACACGTGTAACTCCTCTATCAACAGGAAGAATTGTTGGTGGTAAAAAAGTACCTAGAAGAGGCATTGAGCCATTAGGAAGAGCAACTAATCCAACACAATTGTTTATATAGGAATATAATATGGAAGTAATAAACACAGATTTTTTTGTAGATGCTAAATATAATCCAGTATTTCAAGATGAAATAACTAGTAAAACAAAACTTGCTCCTGGAATATCTATGGCAAAATTCCTAGGTGGTTATGGTGATCCAGTTACATTAACACACATCTTAGAAGATAACGATAGATTACTATTAGCTAAACAATATACTCTTCATGCACAAGCAATGAAAACAATAAATTCTACAAGTGCTACTAAAGAATTTAAAGATTTTAGATTACAAGTAGTAGAAGGATTATATAGACCAGAACCAGGCGAAGACTTAGATGTTAGTGACGGCGTTAATTATATGATGTCTAGAGGTTTTGCTGTTGTGTATGAGTTAATAAATTTAAAAGGTAAAACCGCTGTAGAAAAAACATTTGATCTTGCTGTATATTGGAAAGACAATTTGCAATTTGATAAACTAATATTAGATTACGATAACTATAATCCGGATTTAACATTGAACGCACAAATAATATTAATAATGCCTGAAATTATTCCACCATGGAATATAACATATAAAAATGAAGTTGAAACAAGATATAATAATAGAAATCAAGCTACTAATGAATTATTAGAAGTATTAAGAACAACATCGGCCGCATAACTGTTATAAATAGTTAAAAAGGAAATATGATGCCAATCAGAGCTTTTTCAGTAGAAGACGGAAATATAGGAAGTGCTACAATTCTTTCTAACAAAGTTGTATCTTCTAAAGATATAGATCTAACTTTTGCGAAAAAAACGTCTGGGGACATTTATAAAAAAGAAAATGCGGCTGCAGTTAAACAAGCTATTAAAAACTTGTTATTGACTAATTTTAGTGAAAAACCTTTTCAACCAAAATTTGGTGGAAATCTAAACTCTTTTTTATTTGCTCTTAATACAGATATAGACGATGACGATTTAAGAGAACAAATTATGCAATCAATTGAAATATTCGAGCCAAGAGCTAGAGTTTTAAACATAACATCGAATTTAAAAGATGATTCGCATGAAATAAAAGTTACTGTAACATTTCAAGTAATTAGTACATCTGAAACACTTACGACAGACGTGAATATAACGAGGTTAAGATAAATGGCAACAACAATAAAATCGACGCAACTTGACTTTGATACAGTCAAAGGCAGACTTAAAGATTATTTTAAACAGCAAACTGAATTTGCAGATTATGATTTTGAAGCTTCAGGCTTAAGTAATATACTAGATGTCTTAGCATATAATACACATTTTAATGGTCTTACTGCTAATTTTGCATTAAACGAATCTTTTATTAACACTGCTCAACTAAGAAGTTCAGTCGCATCTTTGGCTGAAGGTTTAGGTTATGTCCCTAAATCATATTCTTCGTCAAAGGCAGATTTAAATTTATCTGTTCTTATTAGTTCAGGCACCAGACCAACTAGTATAACTATTCCTAGAAACACTTCATTTACTAGTAGTGTTAATGATGTATCATATGTATTTCAAACTAGAGAAAGTTTTACTGCAATAGATGATGGTGTTGGATTATATTCATTTTTAAATTCTACAGATGGAACAAGTATTTCAGTCTTTGAAGGAATTGAAAAAACTAAAACATTCTTTGTTGGTGATACTACAGACTCCCAAATATATGTTATACCAGACATTACTATTGATACTACTACAATTCGCGTAAGAGTTTTTCCTACTTCAGGTTCTTCATTGTTTGACACTTACACTAATATAAGCAAAGCAATTCGAATTACTAATAGTAGTACACACTATCAAATTAAAGAAGTTCCTAATGGATATTATGAGATAATTTTTGGTGATGGTTTAACTACAGGTAAAGCACCAGTAGCAGGTAATAAGATTATAATAGATTATCTATCAACTAAAGGAACAGTTGCAAATGGAGCTGCTACTTTTACTCCTTCCGCAAATATTACAATATCTGGAACTAGTTACACGTTACTTACTACAACAGAAGCAGCTGCAGCTGGCGGATCATATAAAGAAAGCGTAGAATCTATAAGACAAAATGCGCCTATTGCTTTTACATCACAACGAAGATTAGTGACAGCAGAAGATTATAAAGGTCAGATTTTAGCTAATTATGGAGCATATTTAGATGATGTTACTGCATACAGTGGTGCAGATAGTATTCCAGCAATTTATGGAAAAACTTTTATTGGATTAAAATTTAAAAATGCAGTAACTGCTGATACTCAACAATCTGTAAAAGATACAATTCAAACTGAACTTACTGATAATATGGCTATAATGTCAATAACAACAGAATATGTTGAACCTATAACTACGTTTTTATCAGTAAGTACAACCTTTAATTTAGATCCGGATCTAACTGGTTCAACTTCACAATCTTTAGAAACCAATGTACAAAACACAGTTAATAATTATTTTACTACTAACTTAGGAAAATTTAATAAAGTATTTAGAAGATCTAATCTTCTTACTACCATCGATGCAATTGATCCATCAATATTAAACTCTAAGATGGCTATCTTTATAAAACAAAGTTTTGTACCAACAGTTAATTTATCTCTTGCGTATACTATAGTTTTTCCAGTTGCATTAGCTGAACCAAATGCTTTAATTTCAACATTTAGTTCTACACGATTTACTTTTAATTCTCAGGCATGTGTAATAAAAAATAAACCAGGAACTACTAAATTACAAATAATAGCAGAAGATGGAACAGTAGAAATTGATAATATTGGTTCTTATAATAATGCATCAGGCGCAGTTACTTTAACTGGATTTAAACCTACAGCATTTGAAGGAGCTGCAATATCATTATCTGTAACTCCTGCAAATCAAAATACTATAAGACCTTTAAGAAACTATATTATAGAAATAGATGTTGCAACCTCATCTTCAGCAGCAGTTTTAGATTATCAAACCACAGCGGTAAGTATATAAATGTCAATTAATTATCATAGTAAAAGAAGATTAAAATCTTTTCAAAATAGAAAAGTAAGAGAAGCTTTACCAGAATTTTATACTAGCGAGTTTCCAAAATTAGTAACTTTTCTAGAAAAATATTATGATTTTTTAGATTCTGCAGACGGCGCTCATGCGTTTGGTCATGACAATCATCAGTTATTTGCTAAAAAAGATATTGGAGAAATGCCAGCAGATTTACTAAATAATTTAGTAACAGAGTTGGGTGGTGGATTAAAAACGGGTGATAATTTTACTAATACTAGATATGCTTTAACAAGATTAGCTGATTTAGCTAGACTAAAAGGAAGTAGATTTTCACTTGAAGAATTTTTTAGATTGTTTTTTCAACAGCGGGCTGAAGTTGAATATGGTAAAGCATCAATATTTAAAGTTGGAGAAGCTACTAGTCAAATTGGTGTAGATTCCATTAAATATATACAAAATAATGACATATATCAAACATTTGGTTTACTAATTAAAACTGGTATTTCTGTTGATACATGGAGTGAACTATATAAAAAATTTGTACACCCTTCTGGTTTTTATTTTGCAGGACAAGTTGTATCAGACACAGAAGCATCGGTATTTCCTTCTGCTCCACTAGTTTTAGCTGATTCGTCGCCTGGTCCTAGTGTTATCTCTCAAGCAGCTATAACTATGGCAACACCATTCATACAATTTACAACATTGATAGACTCAGCTGATAAATCAGTAAGATCTAATTTAAATGAAATAGTAAGCGATTATCAAGGGTTAACTTTGGCTCAATTAGATACAACTTATCATACATTAAAACAAGTTATAACACCAAACTCATTTACTTTTGATGATAGCAGTATTAGAGATAGTGATGAAACAGGCATAAACGCAACTCCAGATTTCTCAATTACATTAGAAACTATGGATAACCAAATATTCACAAGACGTGTAACTGACTCGTCTTTCTAGTATAAATAACACTATAAGTAGGATAGAAAATGACAAGACAAAATATTAATATAGGTACTAATGCAAACGACGGTACAGGCGATACATTACGTAGCGCTGGAACTAAAATGAATGCAAATTTTGAAGAAATTTACACTCAACTTGGTGGTAATAGTTCTAATCTTAGTACATTAGTTAAACTCAAAGATTCTGCAAGTACTGGTGTAGTTATATTTGAAGGAACTAGCGCCGATTCGCATGAAACAAAATTAATTGCAATTAACGCAACTGCAGATAGAACAGTTTCTATACCAAATGCAACAGGAACTATAGTTTTTAAAGATACAACAGATATATTAACAAATAAAACTTTAACAT